AAGAAAGCTATGGCAGATTTACATGACGAGGGCATCATACCTCACATACAAGTACATGACGAGTTGGATTGTTCGTTTGAAGATGAAGTGGAAAAAGATAGAATACTCGAAATTATGAGAAACGCAGTCCAATTAGAAGTGCCAGTAAAACTTGATGTTGAGGAAGGTCCGTCATGGGGAAAGGCGAAGTAAAAGCTACGTTATGCCCAAACTGTTCTTACGAGCACGTTATAGTGCCAATGTTTAAATTAAAAAAGAAACAATATTTTTGTCTGCTGTGCCGCACTACGTTCGAAAAAAGAGTTAATGGTAAAACTATCTTTCTACCAATAAAAGCAGAACCACAAGTAGAATTTGAAGCAGACTTTGAGGTTTAAATTAAATCCTCTAATATAGATGCTTCAACACAATGAAAGTCAATACTTTTAATAATCGGATTATTTGTAAGTTCCTCATAAAAAACACCATAATATTCTTGACATTCTTCAAGTGAAGAGTGCACGACCTCAGATGCCATACGTAAACACTTCTGCTCAGTAGCTACAGACACGCAGACCCAACCAACTAAAAACCATTTTAACATCTATAATCCTTGACATATACTTATAAAATCTTATATATTAATAAGAAATTAGGACATGACATATATACTAATAATCGCATTAATATTAATCACGCTCATCATTAACTTTAGATGGTTTTTGGCGTTTGGTCTATTAGTTTTAATTGGTCTGTCATATACAGGAGTAATTTAATGGATGCTAATAAGTACAAATCTGTTGCCATTAAAGTTGAGGTATACAACAAGGCACGGCCCATGGCGGATAAAGATTATTGCACTATGGGTGGATTTATATCAAAATTAATAGAGGACGAATATAATTATAGAAAAAGTGAGAAGAAGGCTAAAAATGTCAAGTCCAGCTAAGTCTTTAACTTTTATGAAACATTTCACAAATGTGATGAACTATTGCAAGAATGATACAACTAATCCAGATATACCTTTGCACCTATCTGTTGCATACATAGAGGGTTATATCAGAGGCATGGATCAAGCTTATGATGAGTGGCTTCAAGACCAAAAAGAAGGTCGAGACATGGATAAAGATAGTTTAGTCGCTGAACAGTTTAATGATGCATTCAAAGACTCGGGTATGGCAATATATCCGACTAAGTTTGCAACAGCAAAAGATCCGGACGAGTCGGCCGTACCGGTTAAAGCAGATGTATAGTGTTGTGAGGTAATGTGGGAGGGATCCTATATCCAAATTATCTCTATCTCCGCAAAAGCGCACGAAAAGCTGTGGGAGTTTGCTTGGCATCTTCACGTCCTAGCAAACCCCAGCCGGCTAACCAATGAAATATAAACCTACACACGAACATATGGACGGCAGAGGTGTATCAGTTCGATATGCTGAGATGCGTGATACACGTAGAAGAGAACGCAAAAATGCAGCAAAAAAAATGGGTAAAAGTTATTTTACAAATCCAAATTCATCAATAGACTCTAATCATGAATATAACCATGGTAACAGAAGACCTGGAATCTTTAATATCCAGGCGTATGGTTCTTGATTTAATTGAGAACGATCAGGATTTTTTTAAGGATAAAAAGCACAAAACCATGGCACTACGAGCATGTGCAGACCTTTGGGACCACGAGTTAGTGGGTGACTCTAAAGATTTACAGGAGGCTACACGCCGACTAATTATCCAAAAAATTAGTAAACTAAAGGACGGAAATGTGTTAAGTTTCCCGAAATGATTAAAGATATTGTAATAAATGTAGAAATCTTTACGAAGACGACCAATCCGCCCGAGATGCAGGAAAAGTTAATGTATCGAGTGAGTTATAGAGATGGTTCGAGTGAAGAATTTACGCATGAACAATGGCATGAGATAGTGACAAGGGGTTCTGGAGCCTTGAACCAAGGCTCACCG